TAATCCTTTCATGGTTCCTGACGATTGGGAGATCATAGACGCTGGCGATGATTTCGTTGAGTATCAGACCCCACAGGGCGTCATTCGTAATCAAGACAATAGCGAAGAATTGAGAAAAAGAGTTCTGTCCCACGGTGAAGGAGTTCTGTCCCATGACGTTTGAATTACGCGATTATCAGAAAGAAGCTGTCGATGGTTTGTACAATTATTGGGCGAGTAAGTCAGGACACAATCCACTCATAGTCGCACCCACTGGGTCGGGCAAGACGGCCATCATCGCGCAGATCGTAAAGGACGCTATGTCATTTGCTGGCACACGGGTAATGATTGTGACGCATGTAAAAGAGTTGCTGGAGCAGGGGGCCAATGGCCTGCTGAAAATGTATCCAGAGGCTGATTACGGGGTCTACAGTGCAGGGCTAAAACAGAAGGTCTTAGACCGCCCCATTACCTTTGCTGGCATTCAGAGCGTCTGGGAAAGGGCCTATGACATCGTTCCTGCGCCAGACCTGATCTTAATCGATGAGGCGCATATGCTGCCCAAAAATACTGAGACGCGATACAACAGGTTTATTGCCGATCTGAAAGTGTGCAACCCCGCGATTAAAGTGGTGGGTCTGACAGCCACGCCGTACCGGCTCGACTCAGGCTATCTCCACAAAGGCAAGGGCGCTATCTTTGACGGCATCGCCCATGACATTCCAATCGACATGCTAATGGAGCAGGGCTACCTGTCGCCTGTCATTAGCAAAGGCGGTCTGAACCAGATTGATCTGACCAACGTAAAAAAGCGTGGCGGTGAGTTTATTGAGAGCGACCTCGCAACGGCTGCGTCCGATCCCGAATTGGTGAGAAAAACTGTCGAAGAAATCGTGGAACTGAGCGAGGATCGAAAAAGTTGGTTGGTGTTTAGCAGCGGCGTCGATCACGCGCATATGTTGGCAAATGAGTTTGATTACCACGACATTGAGGTCGCTGTGATCACTGGCGGCAACAGCAACAAAGTAAGACAGAAAACCATTGCCGATTTTAAGAACGGCAAAATCCGCTGCCTGATTAATGTCAACGTCTTAACCACTGGATTTGATCACCCTGCCGTGGACGTTGTTGCGCTGGTCCGGGCCACAGCATCTGCTGGGTTGTATGTCCAAATGGTTGGGCGTGGCACTAGGATTGCCGAAGGAAAGACTGATGCCCTCATTCTGGACTTCGGCTCAAATGTACAGCGTTTGGGGTTTATAGATAGGGTAAAACCCAAAGATAAATCCGCAGGGGTGACTGAAGGTAAAGCACCTGTGAAACAATGCAAGTCTTGCCAGACGATGTGTTTTGCGGCGGCACTCCAATGCCACGTCTGCGGCCATGAGTTTCCACCACCCACTTTGAACCACGGCTCCAGCAGTTATGATGGTGCCATGCTGTCGGGCCAAGCAAAACCAGAATGGGTAGATGTGGACAGTGTTCTTTATCATCGACACCGAAAGGCGGGGAAGCCTGATTCGATCAAGGTCACGTACTACTGCGGGATGAGAAGCATAAACGAATGGCTCTGCCCTGATCATGGTGGCTATGCCGCCAGCAGATATCAGGCGCGGCGGTCACTGCTGGCCTCTGGGGCTGACACAACCGACGAGGCAATGGATGAATGTCATTTCTGGAACTGGCCCAGCCGAATTAAAATAAAACCCTCGACATACGATCCCAAATATTTTGAGGTTGTGCAGTTCGATTACACAAAAGTGGAGAGAAAAATTGAAAAGCAAGAAGGGCCATACGCTGATTGGGGTGTCGAAGACATACCGTTTTAAGCACTCCGAACACAGCGAACAGGTGGGGTTTGTGAACTGGTTTCGCGCAAAATATCCGCACACTTTGATTTTTGCGATCCCAAACGGTGAGAAGAGATCGATTAGCGTGGCGACACGGCTGAAGGCAGAGGGGGTCACCAGAGGGATACCTGATCTTTACATTCCCGCCTGCAATTTGTGGGTGGAAATGAAGAGGGCCACGGGCGGCAGGCTGTCTCCCGACCAGAAAAAAGTAATCGAATATTTAAGATCGGTGGGCCACACTGTAATTGTGGGAAAGGGCGCAGGCGATGCGTCGAAGCAAGTGCTGGAGTTTTTGGATGCAAAATAGTTTGTTTGAAGACTTGGAGACAGATTGGGAAGCAGAATGGCACGGGATGCCAGAGTATGTGCAGGAAGATTTACGTCCATATCACGCAATTAATGTTCGCTTCAGAAATCAAGAAGATTTCATGCGATTTAAAGAATTGATGGGTCAGGCGATAAGCCCAAAACAGAAAGCCTGTTGGTATCCAAAAATGGATCACAGGATTACGTCTGATAAGCGATATATCGATGAACCCTAAGTATCCAGTTTATATTGTATCGAAGGGGCGGTGGGAGAGCCGACTGACAAGCAAGGCGCTTGATTGGATGGGTGTGCCTTACAAAATCATTGTCGAAGCCAGCCAGCTTGAAATGTACGCTGCTGAAGTTGGTGCAGATAAATGTCTGGTGCTTCCGAAAAAATATCTGCTCGACTATGATACGTGCGATGATCTTGGAGATAGCAGATCAAAAGGCCCGGGGGCCGCTCGTAATTTTGCTTGGGATCATGCAATTGATTTGGGAGCATCTAGACATTGGGTGATGGATGACAACATTGCATATTTCCACAGGCTGAACCGAAATCTTTTGATTAAGGTCACGTCAGGAACAATATTTCGGGCAATGGAAGATTTTGCAGATCGATATAAAAATGTGTATTTGTCTGGGCCTTGCTATGATTTTTTTGTGAAAGCGAAAGAACCTCTGCCAGCGTTTGTCAATAACACGCGCATTTATTCTTGTCTGCTGATCCAGAACGATATCCCCTATCGATGGAGGGGGCGATACAATGAGGACACAGACCTGTCTCTGCGCGTTTTAAAAGACGGTCATTGCACTGTGCAGTACAACGCCTTTCAGCAAGAGAAGGCCACCACACAGACGCTGTCTGGCGGCAACACAGAAGAATTTTACGCTCACGAAGGCACCAAGCCCAAGAGCCAAATGATTGAAGATTTGCATCCAGACGTAGCAAAAGTGGTTTGGAAATTTAACCGTTGGCACCATGAAGTAAATTACAGGCCGTTCAAGCGAAATAAATTTTGCTATGTTGACGGCTTTGAAGCTCCTGTCGGTGTGAACAATTACGGAATGAAAATTAAAAGGAAACTAAATGACCAAATGGAGGCTGGATAAATTGATACACCGCGATGAATATCAGATGGTGATCGAACACAACAAACGCTTGGAGGCTGACAATGCTGGCCTCCGAGAGCAGATTAAATTTTACCGCAAAAAGCTGCTGAAGGAGAGGCTAAATGAAGAAATTGACACCAGCGCATGACGCTGAATTGCGCCACTTGAGGGGCCAAGTGGATCGTCTGGAGCGAGAGGCTTATCGAAATAGTCCCGTGCCAAATTCACAGAACGATCTCTGGATGGCGAGACAAGAACTGAAAAACTTTGTCAGCGGATTGCGACAGAACGAATACCAAATCTGAGGGAGAGAGCAGATGACAGACGATAAGTTAGGCCAGAAAATGCTGGAGTTTGAGCGCAGCCAGACAAAAATTATTAGAACCACTGGGAATGAGCTTCTGATAGGCAAGCCAATGCGACCCACTTTGCCATGCGATATGGAAGAGCCAAGGCCCAGCCGCACAGATACTGGCGCGTTTGCCCCAATTTTGAGGGCGCTAGAAAAACACGGGCCAATGACCAGTCGAGACTTGGCGCGGCTGCTAAAGAAAAACTCACACAATGTTTGTGGCACAGTTCGACACGCCGTGACTGCTGGATTAGTTAATCAGACCCCTCACTCTATCCCAAGGGATGAAGACAATAAGACAAACGGCCACATGGATTGCTGGCTGTATCACATCGCGGCATAGATCGCATCGGGGGAAAGTCGCCCATTTTGGCTTCCCCCCATTTTCCCCCCATATATTCCCCCTGTATATTAATTAAATATATTTAATTTGTATTCTGCTATTGTATCTCCGATCAGAATGCCTATATGTATTAGGTAAGATCAAAAACTCAAAAAATGGAGAGACCCAATGACACCGAATAAATCACAAATCAAAGCGCGTATCGAAGAGCTTGAAGTAATGTTGGCTGACGCCACTCCAGAACAGATTGCAAAATCTAAATCCGACAGTGTTCGCATGTCTGAAATTCTTGATGAATTGAAAGATGAGAGCGGTCAAAAAGATACATTGGTTGAAGAATTTAAGACGTTGGACCTTACCTTGAACAACGCATTTCATGAGTTGAAAAACTTTAAAGATACAATGGCTGCTGATCTGATGGTTGTTTCTACGCGCTACGTTGTCATCAACAACAAAGACCTCATCAGCCCCGCTGGATTTCACCCAGACGAAAAAGTTTACATTCAAAGCACAATTGCAATTCACACAGACAGCTTAGAAAATTTGCCAAGTTCAAACGAAAAACTTTATGCTTTTGAGGTAAACCCAATAGCTGCTTAATCCAACGGGGGGCTTCGGCCCCTCATCCAACGATCTAGAAAGGATCAAAAAATGAAACTCTACACCAACGCAAAAGGCCAGTGGGTCGGAACGCAAGCCGAAGCCAAAACAATTGGCGCGGAGCAGACTGAAGTTCCCACCGACAAGCCCAGCTTGCTGGCGTGGCTCAACAA